GTGTAAGCTACCAGGGACACCGAGACACGCTTGCAAACATGCTTACTTATGGTGCGGACGTAGCTAATCACAACAGCCAGTGGACAGTAACGTTACCCGCGTACAAGCGCATGGAAAGCACCTACGAACTTGCTGCTGGTGTAGCTGCGGCGGTTTGTGTCAGTATTCAGGATTTGGCGTCTGTTCCTCTTCATCGGATGTTGCTTGAAGGTTTCACGGTTTTAAACTCAAACGACAAATGGACTTCCACAGAACGGAACCAGTTGGCGAAATCAGCCATTGCAACTCTCACGGACGATAACGGTGTCAGGACCGAAGCAATGGTAACGATGTACTTGGAAAACAGTGCTGGCGCGGCTGATACAGTGTATCAGCAGCAAAACACAATGTTTACGTTGTCGGCTTTGCGTTACACGTTTGTTAACCAGATTCTTTCCAAGTACCCTCGCGCATTGCTCGCGGATGCAGCGGACAACCTGGAAGCCGGTATTCAGATAATGACACCGCCAATTGGTAAAGCGGAAGCGGTATCGTGGTTCCGTCAAATGCAGCGTAAAGGGTTGGTTGATTCGTCCAATGCGGCGCTTGACCAGTTCAAAGATGAATTGGTCGTCACCAGGGACGCAACTAACAACAACCGCCTAAACTGGATACTTCCCCCGGACCTGATGAATCAATTTATTGTCGGTTCTGGCGTGTTGCAGTTCAGGGCATAGGAGGAAAACATGTCTAATTTAATTGCTGGCATACTCGAAATTTCGGTTAACGGAAAAAACCTAAATGCCGTTGGAAACTTTACGTTGAATCTGGGTGAAAGAAAACGTGAGTTTCTTTCGGGACCGGATCGCATTCATGGTTATTCTGAAATGCCGCAAGTGCCTTCCATTTCTGGTGAGATACGCGACGGCGATGCATTGAGCGCCGTTAATGATATTCTCAAAATGACTGGAGCAACCATCGTTGCAACTGTGGCAAACGGCAAACAGTACATGTTTGAAAATGCCGCGTATACCGGTGATGGAAATATTGAAACAGAAGAGGGAAAGATTCAGTTTGAAGCGGGGGCAATGTCCGCAACTGAGATTTAGAAATCATAGGAGCATATGATGGACGTAGAGAAAAAAGAATTTGAGTTTGACGGGGAAGAAAACCATTTTGACAACGAAGAGAACACCGCGCCGGATGTTGAGGAAAAAGAGCCGATTACGTTGCCACATGTGGTTACACTTGAAGATCCTTTTACACTTGGTACGAAAAAATACACGGAGTTGAATTTTCAGAACAATCTAGAAATTGAAATGCTCCAGCATTTTGTTATAGGTAAAACCGGTGTTCAGAAAATTGGACACTTTGTTATTCCTGTTGCCAAAATGACTGGCGAACCAACTGCCGCGATTAAAAAATTATCGTGGCGTGATTTCAATACGTGTATGGATGTTGTTCTTTATTTTTTCTAACGTGGCCAGACGACTGGCCCGTGTTAATGCGTCGAATTGCAGTTGCTTACAAATGGCCCCCAAGTGAACTTAAAAAACTGACTCTTGTTGAATTGGAATACTGGTCGGAAGCGGCTCTAGTTGTTATGAAAGGCGGTTATTATTAATGCCCTCAACCGCGCCAATCAAAGTTCCGATTCGCGGAATTGATAAGTACTCCAAGGCATTTAATAAAATGAATGCCAAGGTTGCGCGGATGGGGCGTAATGTAAAAGCTGCCGGTCGTACAATGACGACCAGTTTAACCCTGCCTATAGTTATGTTCGGTGCTTCCGCTGTCCGTGCTGGGATTCAGTTTGATGATGTTATGCGTAAGGTTCAAGCGAAGTCTGGCGCAACTGCAAAAGATATGTCCGCTATTCGCGCTGAAACTAAAAAGCTTGGAGCGGAAACACGTTGGACAGCGGTTCAAGCTGGTGAAGGTTTTGATAAATTGGCCATGGCTGGGTGGGACGCGAAAGACATGCTTGTGGCTATGCGTCCAACACTCAATCTTGCATCGGCAGCAAGCGCGGACGTTGCTTTAACTGCTGATGTCATGTCGGATACAATGGGCGCGTTCCATATAAAAGCGAGTGAGGCAACCCGCGTTGTTGACGTTATGGCGACCACGTTAACAAGTGCTAATGTCGATATGGAAACCTATAAGGATTCTATGAAGTACGTTGCACCAGTTGCCAAAGAATTCGGAATGTCCATTGAGGACGCAAGCGCGGCGGTTGGCTTTTTGGGTAATGTCGGCATCAAAGGTTCACAATCCGGAACAGCGTTACGCAAAACTATGTTGTCTCTTGCTACTGCTACTGGTCCAGCTGCAAAGGAACTTAAAAAATACGGTGTTACGGTTGAAGGTGATGACGGAAAAATTAGACGTTTTATTGATATAATGGGTGATATGTCTGGCGCGTTTGTTGAACAGGGTACATCCCAAAAAGATGTACTTACTTCAATGAAAGAAATTTTTGGTATTCGGTCGATTACCGGCGCGGCTGCAATGTCTTCGGCTTTAAAAGAAGGCGGTGGTTCCCTTGTAAAACTGACTACGGCTTTGAATAATGTTCAACCCGGTAAAGCGCAAATGATGGCCGATATCATGGAAGGCGGTGCCGGTGGTGATTGGCGTCGTATGGTATCCGCTTTTGAAGCAATGCAAATTGCTTTTATGGAAACCGGGATGCTGGAAGACCTTGCATCTATAATGAAAGACCTTGCCGAGTGGATGCGTAAGATATCCAAAGAAGATCCGGACGCTCTTAAACGTTATGCTAAAATACTCGGCGTTGTTGCGGCACTCGGTCCTGCGTTAATGATAACCGGTAATGCCCTAATTTTGTTTTCGACACTTTCTAAACTAAGTGGATCAACTGGTGCAATAGGTCGGTTTGCCGCGTCGCTTGCCGGGTTAAATGTAAACGCTAAAAACGCGGCGGCGGGTTTAGGTAAAGTTAAAGGTGCGGCAGGGCGTGCCGGTGGTGCAATGGCGCGTATGGGTCCGATGGTTGGAATTGCTACTGTTGCTTTTATTGCGTTAAAAGTTGCTATGGACGACGTGGAGAAATCCAGTAAAAAACTTGATAAAATTGAGTCGCTACGTGCAAAGGCGAGTAAAGCAGCGGAAACGGGTGGGGCTGGTAGGAGTCTTGAGGAACAACGCGAGGCTTTAAAAAAGATAACTAAACTACGTAAAAAAGCAATGCAGGAAGTCACAGCGGGGGAAACAATAACTGAAGCTATGGATCGTGTGTACGGGGATGGCGGCGCAATGAAAGCCAAAGCTGGTACGTGGCAACATCTGGTAAAGATGGAAAGACGTATACAAGCAGGTATTGACCAGACGGTTAAAGATAAGATTGCGGAGTTTGATAATACAGGAACCACACAAACGGGTTTACCGGAAGAGGGTTGGGAACGAAAAGGTAGCGAATCAAAAGTTTTAATTGAGTTTACTGGTTTGCCGGAAGGCGTCACGCCAAAAGTCACGAAACAAAAAGGTGGCAAATTGGAAGTTAAAGATAATGGCGCAGTAATGCAGGGTGCGCTATGAGTCTTTTTACAAACCTATTTTCTAAAAAACGTACTGGTGATCCCGGTGGTCCCGATTGGACAACCGGTTATATGGAAGCAAGTTTCCGTGGTGTTCCTTTTCATATTGAAAGTTCCAGTTATAGTACTGGGCGCCGTAATGTAAAACACGTTTATCCACGACAAGACATTGTTGACCATGAAGACCTTGGACAAGACGACAAAGTTTTTTCTCTGGGTGCGTATGTGCTTGGGGATGACTACTACAATCAACGTAACCGGTTAGAGGACGCGCTCGATTTGGGGGGTAGTGGTGTACTGGTCCATCCTTATCGTGGAGTTCTCACGGTTGTTGTGGACAGCTACACAATAAACGAGCGGACGTCTAAAGGACGGTTCGCAGATATTAGAATCACTTTCTCCTTACAAGCTGTTGATTCACTTACCGCTGGGGACGACACAAAGCGACGTGTGCTCAATGCAAAGGTGAGCTTGCTAGATGCATTGCTCAACGACTTTAACGACGCTTACGATGCCACCCAGGGGGCTTTAAGCGCATTATCAGACGCAAGGGAAACGTTACAAGGTGCTTTTGGTTTGATGGACGCTGCGAAACGTACAGTTTCCACGGTTGCCGACTTCAAACGGGAACTTGAAAACGCCAAAGGTGGTGTGATTGCGTTGTCTCTAAATGCGGAATCGTTAGTCACCACAATGCAACGTTTGTGTAATTGGGGAACGGACCCTGATAACGCGCCGGGCGTTGTGCAAATAACAAGTGGTAATGCCGCAATTCAATCTGGTGAACAATGGGAAATAGTTAATACTGATTTATCCGCCAACGGTGTTCCTGCGAATCAGATTGCAGATTTGATGAAGCATGAAGCGATTGCCGCACTTGTGGGAATTGCACCATTTGTTCCGTACAGCACAGCACAAGAGGCGCAATCCGCACAAAACGAGTTGTTTACTTTGTTGGATGAACAAATGCAAACAGCACCGGACGCTGTTTTTGAAATTTTGCGCGAAGCAAAACGCGCCCTTTATAATGATTTTCAATCGCGGATAGTAAACCTTCCGCAATTGATTGAGAAAGAATTAGCCGAACCGACAAATGCTCTTTCCTTGTCATACGATCTTTACGGTACGATAGACGATGCCGACGAGACTGCAACCAGAAATGGTTTAATTCATCCGGGGTTTATTCCGGTGAATATGTTATTGCAGTTGAAAGTTGGCAGCGATGAATAAAAGCATTGTTGAACTTGAATTGAATGGACGTGTTTTTTCAGGGTGGAAATCTTTTGACATGGTGTCTGATATGGAGGCTTTGAGTACGTCATTTAATTTTAGTCTCTATGATAAAAATAGTGTTGTATCCAATGAATTCAAAACTGGTTTTGCATCATGTTTGAATGTCAAACCAGATTCAGATAGTCCATTTACTGACCAGTTGGCGGATGGTTTTATAACTAAAATAGATCGTTCGATTTCAGGCACAGCAACGTCTATGGCAATAGCAGGTTCGGATAAGTTGATTGACTTGGTCGATTGTTCTGCTTTACACGACGCGCAAACATGGACTAACAAACGGTTCACACTTATTGTTCGCGATATTATAACGCCGTTTGGTTTGAGTGTAGACACAACACAACTTATGGACGATCCGAAGATTGAAAAATTTAGTCTGCAATCTGGTGAATCTGCGTTCAATGCAATTGAGCGTTTGTGCAGGAGTCAAGCGGTTATACCTTTATCAAGTCCAGAAGGCGTATTAATTCTTGGTTACTCCGCCAATGAGTTTGAACGTACAATCGTTAATTTGGAACTCGGTGTTAACATAAAAACCCTTTCTGAATCTTCATCTTGGCAGAGTCGTTTTTCAAGATACATTGGACGGTCACAAACTACCGGACGCGGTAAACGCTGGAATGCGAAAATGTTGCAGTGTGCGGCGGAGGCAACGGACACCGGCGTTACCCGCTATAGGCCGTTGTTATTTGTTGCTGAAAACAAAGCTGATAATTTGCTTCTTAGAAAACGTGTGAACTGGGAAGCTCAAGTTAGAAGTGGAAGGGCTCTGGAGCACGTTGTGGTTGTTGACGGGTTTTATCAGAAGGGTGACAAAGGAGAACCGCTCACACTTTGGCAAAAGAATAAACGTGTTAATCTCAAAAACGATTATTGGGATTTGGATATTGAACGTTTGATAACCGAAGTTGCTTTTTCTCTCACGGATGCCGGGGAACAAACAACACTGGTTTTGAAACACCCTGATATTTTTAAAGCGGACCCGACAGACGCCGTGGATTTGACGCCATGAGTATTCTAAATAAATTAGTTTCCCGCGTTGAAATGATGTTAGCCAAAGCGGTTATCAAAGCGGTAAACGATACCGACGATATACAACTTGTAAAAATTTCAATTCTTGCGGGCGAAACGCAGGACGGTGTGGAACGTCTTCAAAACTACGGCTTTTCATCAGTACCGCCTAACGGTTCGGAAGCTTTCGTTGGATACCTCAACGGTAATAGAGATCACGGGGTTGTGTTGGTTGTGGATAATGGTGAACATCGACCACGTAATTTAAAAGACGGGGAATCTGTTTTTTATTCTAAGCATGGTCAAACAGTTCTGTTGAATGAAAACGGGGAATATGTTTTTGAGGGTGGAACTGATTTTGGCGTGAAGTTTGACGAACTGAAAACAGCGTTCGACCAGTTGAAATCAGATCATGATAGTCATATACATTTGGCGGGCGCAATACTGGATGGCGACGGTGCTGCTTGTACGGGGGCAACTGCTGCCGTCGCCGTTGGTTCAACTGCGAATATTAACCCAGCAAAAGTAACAAAGGTGCGCTTACCATGAGACTGATAGGCGACATAAAATTTTATTATGCGGATTCTCCAGTGTCGCCGGTTCCCGGTCCGGGTGACATTGCAATAACCGATGGTGTCTTGCATCGTGATCCCGGTTTTGAAACGTCGGTTGTTATATCGCTTTTTTCTGATGCAAGGGCAGAGCGTGGTGATGTGTTGCCGGGAACTATTCAAAATAAAGGTGGCTGGTGGGGGTCCGCACTTCTTGGATATCAATTAGGGTCCAAACTTTGGTTGCTTCAACGGGCGCTTTTGAATGAAACAACTATGCGTCTTTATGAACAGTATTCTAAAGACGCGCTCGCGTGGATGGTTGAAGACCAGATAGCGGAAGAAGTAACCGCCAAAGCTGTCAAGACTGGACCGAATAGAGTTGATCTAGCAATGATAATTAAACGCAAAAACAATACAAGTGTTTCATTCCAATTTTACGTTAATTGGGAGGAACAGCTAGCCGGAGGAATTGCGGCATGAGTTGGACACGCCCGACAATAAACGAAATCTATGAACGCATTAGAGCCGACATGGAAAGCCGTGTAACTGCCGACATTTCAATTCCGCGTATTTCTATGCTGGGAATTCTGGGAATTGTTTTTAGTGGTGCCGCTCATTTGTTTTATGGGTTTCTTGAGTGGGTATCTAAACAAGTGTTTGTTGATACTGCAACTATTGAGGGTCTAGAACGCTGGGGAAATATCTTGGGGTTGCCTCGTAAAGCGCCGGACTTCTCAACAGGAACAATGATTTTCACTGGCACAGCTGCCAAAACGGTTCCTATTGGAACGGTGGCTACAAATGGTGATGGATATGAATACGAAACTACAGAAGCTTTTATCATCGGTACGACAACTAGTGTGGCAGCTACGTCGTTATTGGCTGGCGCTACATACAATACAACCGAAACTGCCTTTGAGTTAAGTTCACCGGACCCGGATATTGACACTGCTGTTACGGCGGCGGGTTTTGATGATGGTGTGGATATTGAAACATTGCTGGCATGGGCACAACGTTTGTTACAGCGTTTTCGTAATCCTCCCAGTTCTGGAACTGTCGCAGATTATGAGCGATGGGCTTTAGAAATTTCCGGGGTTGATAAAGCAAAGTGTTACGCGGCGGAGGATTGGGCGGGCGCTGGAACTGTCGGTGTTGCGATTGCGGAAGCTGATTGGACGCCGGTCCCAGGTGCAATAAAAACAGAAGTGGAAGTGTATATTGATTCTGTTAAACCGATTCCGGCGGAAGTTACGGTGTTTGATACTGTTGCATTACCAGTTATTTATCATATCACTCTTTTGCCAAATACTGCCGTAATGCAAAGTGCAATAGAAGAGGCTTTGGATGAACTTCATTTAAACGAATGTTACCCTGGAAGCACTTTGTTGTTATCACATATTCGAGCGGCTATTTCATCAGTGGGACCGGATGACTATGTGTTAAGTAGTATTATTGTCGATGGCTCAACTATAGGCGTTCAAAATATCGTTACATCAAAACCGGATGTTGCTGTTTACAACAGTTGCGTTTTTACACTTTTGGTGCCTTAAATGACGACCGAATACGACAAATTTAAACTACCACAACGCTGGAACGGCGATGCATACACCAAGCAGTTGTTGGGACTTTTGCCCAAAGGCATGGCGTGGGTATTTGACAAGTTTTTATTGTACTCAATTATCCAAGATGTGATTTCGGGTGATACCTGGCAGGACACATATACCAGTGCCGAAGAAGTTCAGGACGCTATTAGAACACATGCAACCGGACATCTCCTTACACGGTTATTGTCCTGCTTTGCTGCTGAAATGGCCAATGTAGAATCCGAAGCATGGCGCCTTATTAACCAAACTGATCCCGGTGTTGCAACTGATACGCTTGAAGACTGGGAGCGTGTTCTAGGTTTGCCGGAAGATTGTTTCGCCGATGAAGTATTAACAGTTGAGGAACGACAACGCCAAGCGCATACAAAATTGTTTGCTCGGTATGAAGTAACGGACCTGGACTTTTATTTGAGTTACGCGGCGGAACTTGGATTCAGTATCTCACTTGTGCAAATTCCAATAGAGCATTCACCACGCATAATGGGCGTTGCGCGGATGAGCGTTGAACGTATGGGCGGGCGTGGTGGGTTTTCAATTCTACAAGTAACTATCGGTTTGGATGAAATTGTTGATGGTGACATGGAGGTAACAGGACCAGACGTCATTGTAGATGGTGACATGGAGGTAACAGGACCAGACGTCATTGTAGATGGTGATATGGAGGTTACAGGACCAGATGTTTGTGTGAATGGTGATTTTTCTGCATGGGCTGATCCAACTGTTCCTGATAATTGGACCAAGGCTGGAACGCATGATGTAAATAATTACGTGGAGGAATCAGTTGGCGGTGGTTGTCGGGTAGTATCGGACGGAACACTTGTATATATATGGCAAGCGGTCTTGACCATAGGAAAGACGTATAGGATAAAAGTAGATTGTTCCGATGTTTCCGCAGGTTCGGCTCAAATTCTTTTAGGAACAACGGTTTTTATGGTGTCTGCTCCAGGGTCATATGATTTTGTTGGGGTGGCTGCTGGAAATACACAATTATCCTTTAAGCGGACGGGCGGTGGTTTTGCTTGTGACGTCACTATTGATAATTTAGAAGTAATTGACGAAACGGTAGCGTGTGCGGCGTGGACGGTGGGGAGTAGTGCATTACTTTCCAAACAAGAAGACCCGCATGGTGGTGCACAATGTGTGCGGGTGGAATACGGTAGGGCAGCGAACCCGCTTGCCTTTCAAACAATTCTAACAATTGGAAAAACATATAGAGTTAAAGGGTGGGCAAGAGGTGGTACAGGACTAACCCCAATTGTTCGACATTCCGTCACTGTGTGGACGGGAGTAGATACGCCTGTTTGGCAAGCCTTCGATGTGGTATTTGTTGCCGGTTCAACCACATTACATTTCAGGGCCTGGGGTGGCATGGCGGGTCAATACGTTGAATATGACGACGTAGTAGTCACAGACGAAACGGTAGCGTGTGTGGCGTGGACGGTGGGGTGGAATGCTTTACTTTCCAAACAAGAAAATTCACATGGTGGAGTACAGTGTATTCGTATTGAATATGGGGGATCAGCTTCCCCGGCTGTGCGACAAATCATACTAACCGTTGGAAAGACGTATCGCGTCCATGGATGGGCTAAAGGTGACGGGACAAGGGCACCGGTGGTAAAAGATAATGTTGCTACGCTATGGACCGGAACCACGTCAACTTCCTGGCAGTATTTTGATGAGGTTTTTGTGGCAGCTGGAACCAGTCTTTATTTGATAACCTACGGTGCCAGTGCTGGGCAGTTCGTCGAATTTGACGACGTAGTAGTTACGGATGAAACAGTTTCTTGTGCGGCGTGGTCCATTGGCGACGATGCCCTTTTATCAAAACAAGGGGACGCATACGAAGCGTCGCAATGTTTGCGTGTTGAATACGACGGAACCGATTCCCCTTACACCTACCAAACGATTTTAACCGTTGGAAAACTGTGCAGGCTTACAGGTGTTGCGCGAGGTGATGGAACGCAAAAACCAAGCATTCTTGATTCAACGGTTGCAGTCTGGGAAGGAACAGTTTCTACATCGTGGCAACCGTTCGATATAGTCTTTATTCCGACAACAACCGATTTACGTTTTAGAATTCCAGATGCAGGATCTGGTTACATTGAATTTGATGATGTGGAAATCATAGAGAAGAATTCACCGCCTAGTGATAATGACCTTCTGAAATGTGCTTTTAGTAAAGCAAAACAGGCTCACGTAGTTATTATTTACGTTGAGTAATAGGAGTAGGACATGAGTACGGAAGATAAACAAATACTCCACATAAATGCCGCGCTTGCAGCTATCAGTAATGGGCAGCTTGCGGTTGAACTTGTTGCCGATCCTGACCTTGCGTTTAAAATGTGGGGCGGTAAGGATCACTCTGGCGATATTGTTAGATTTTTGGCAAAGGATAAAGCGGCTCAAATATTGAGTCTTAAGATTACCAATCTTGCGGGAGTTAACGCGGGTTTAGTACGACATAGCACAACGGGTGTGTTGTCCGGTGGTTTGATGAAGCTGGTAGATTTAAACGCGCTTATTGACGCTGCCACTTTAGATGATATAGGAGATCCACGGGAACCGACTCAACACAACATTGATAGTAGTACTCATCATAGTGGGGTAGGCGGGGCACCTAGGGACAATCTACAATCGTTTGATTCAGATGGTTTACCAAAAGATAGCGGTATTTCTGGTTTAGTGGCTGGACGTGCGCTTGGTGCGCTTGTTATGATAACTGAGAACACAACACTAATCGCGTCCGATAGTGGTAAACGTCTTATTGCGGATACGGGTGGCGGGGATGATCCTATTGTAGTGGATCTTCCTTTAAGTGGTGTGACAGATGAACTCCGCTTTTTTCTTTTTAACGCTGCGTCTAAATCGGTTCAGTTTGCTTGTGATGGCGCGGAAGTTATTCTACTGGGAACGTCGGGCAATTCCCCTTCCAAGGTTCAGTTAGACGAAAACTTTGGTTGGCTTGAAGTTTTAAGTACGGGCGCAAATTCTTACGCTGTAGTAAACGGTAGTGGCAAGTGGTTCAACCCAGATATCCCAACCGAATTTAAATTGTTTGACGGTCCCGTCCATGATGGAACCAATCTGGTTTACACCTTGAATAAAGGTGCTCATGAGTTCACCACAGAAGCTCAATACTCCCGTGGCACAATGACACTTACTGGACTGCCATTAGTTGATGAAACATTTGTAGTTAACCTTACAACGATTACCGCAAAGGCAAATGGAGCCGGTGATATAGATCATTTCACAATTGGAGGTTCCACAGCAGCAACAATCACTAATATTCTTGCGACACTTGCGGAATGTACCGAAGCTGTTGATATCAGAGCCTGGGCGGGCGCGGGAACTTCGGTTATTGTTGAATGGGCAACAGCCGGGGTAATTGGAAATAGTAAAGTGTTCCGGGAAAACATGACTAATGCGACGGCGGATGGTAGCGGATTTTTCGGTGGAACTCACTTGGGGGTGGATGCTGGAACGTTGTTTACAATCAACGCTAATGGCACGGTAACAGTTGAAGATGCCGTATACATGAAAGAAACTACTACTCCAGCGGCTGTTCCTAGTTATGGTTCTGTTTATACGAAATCTGATAACAAACTTTATTTCCAGGATGGCGGGGGAGTTGAGCATTTAATTACTTTTGGGTCATCCGATTACGCGGAAATGGGTAATACAGTTAGTGCAACAGAAGTGCTTCATTCGGCGGATGAATGGCACGGCATGTTCAATGCTAATATTGATGCAAGTCCACCACGTCTTATAGATGGTTTTTCGTTTGTTGCGGGTAGTGATGGTTCTGGGAATATCACCACAGCACAAGCGGGTGCCTCTATCAATATTGCCGATGTTGCACATGGACTCCTTACCGGTGATTTTGTAACGGTGCAATCGGCGAGCCACGCCGGTATAGGTACGGTGCTCTATGTCGATGATGATAATTTTGAAGTGGATATAGCGTTTGCGGGAAACGAGGCGGCAACGTGGCAAATGGGTGCGTACATTCTTTGTAACACTGCTGGTCGTTATCGTGGTGTGTGGACATCATCTTTCACACAATCTCTGGCTAATGCACAAACGTCGGCAGCGGTGCCCGTACATAACGTAACCATCGGTGAAAAAGCAGAATCAACCCATAAATTGGGTAATTCCTCTGATGTTGGTCACTGGGGAGGTAAT